GTTTCTGCTGCCGGGGTTTCTGCAGCCGCGCTGAACTCACCGACTTCGATGTTTTCAACCAGGCAACCGGCCGCGTAATCCTCGATCACGTAGTCCTCGTTGATGGACTCATAGTTCTCGATGCGGTCGCGCTTCGGCACTTCGTCAATCAGACGGCGGTGCGTGCCTTCCTGCCAGTAAATCGACAGGTTATCGGTGCGGGTGATAAACATCGCGTCGGCCGGGAAGTACGGCACGCGCACCGCTGGCAGACCGCCGATGCGTTTCTGACTGATAATGACGTCAGCGGCCAGCTGCTCGGTGTTGGCCTGCGACTGGTTGACGATTGGGAAGTATTTATCAGCCAGTAGCTGACGGCCCACGATAACAACCAGCTCCGGGTCTTCCTGATACCATGGCTCGATCAGGGTGTTGGTGGCATCCATCACCAGCGCGTCGAGGTTGGCATAGTCGCCGTTTTTGCCGACGCGGATTTTTTCAGAAACGACGGTGCCGTTTTCGTCGGTGATTTTGCTCATCACGCGCGCCGGTGCATCGTTGCGGTACTTCTGCAGCCAGCCTACGGCCACGTCCTGCAGCATCGGATTCTTGGCGCGGTTCGAGGTTTTGGCGCGTGTAACGCCGTTGAAGCCGATCATGATGCGGTCAAGCGCCTGGCGCTTCACGATGGCGTCACGCAGGCGGGCCTGAAAATCTTCATAGCGCGCCCACAGGTCGAGGGTGTTATAGCGGATATGAAAGTCGTAGTTGACCTGCACACACTCGTAACCCTGCTTATCCAGCGCGGCAAAGTCAGCGGTTTCGCGCTCGTCGCCACCTGCCGTGTCGGTCACGCTGGCAATAGAGCCGGACACGCCGATCCCGATTTTCTCGCCCTTCATTTCGGACACCGGCACGATGTTTATGCGGGTCAGGAAGTCGGAAGACTCCTGCACGCGGTTCATCAGGGTCTGCGTGACCGTCGGCTCAACGGTAAACTTTTTGTTCATGTCGTCGGTTTCGACGCCGTTCAGCTCAGCAAGGCGGGTCATGAACTGGTTAAACTTAAAGCGGGTATTCTTGCGCATTGGCGTTCCTGTTTATCTCTGTGTTGGGTTTTAACGTTCAGGCAACGCCTGATTAGCAGTCGGTCTGCGCGCCGGACTTCGGATCGCTGCCGGTTGCCGCCGGGCGGCGGTTAAAGCTGCCGTCGGTCTGCGAAAGCTGGCCCTGCAGCGCAGCGAAAGCGGCGCGGTCTTCCCCGGCCTGCTGCTCGATAGCCTCAAGGCGTGCGCTGACGGATTGCTCCAGTGCCAACAGATCCTGCGTCTGGCTCTCCGCATTCAGCTGCACCTGCTCAGCGACGGCCGTTACCGCCGCGCTGACGTCAGCGAACTGCTCGCCATCGGTTTTCTTTTTGGCAGAGAACATCGCCGAGATGCGCGCCAGCAGTGAAGGTGATGGCTCGGCCACCTCTTCAAACTCGATCACGGTTTCTTCAGCGGCGGTAAAGAGGTTGCCTTTATCCTGCTTGCGTGACGCCAGCGGATTAACTTTGGCCGTGGCGCTAAAGCTCAGAATCTCCGTGCCGAGGCTTGCCGGGTCGTCGGTGACGGCAAGGCCGACCAGATACGCCTCGCCCGTGTCGGCGAACTCAGGGTTAACTTCAATGGAGGTGTAGATTTTCTGGCGCGCTTTGGTCAGCTCGACCAGCTCAGGCGTCGGATCAATCCAGCCAAACAGCGCCAGCTTACCTTTAAGCGGGCCGTCGCCGATTTCTTCAGCCTCGACGGCGGTCACGTCACCAAAGCGGCGGAAAGTGCTGTCAGCGGCATAGCCCCGGATGTGTTCCATGTTGATGCGTGCGCCGTACATTTCCGGACTGTAGTTTTTCGCCATCTGCGAAATCCAGTCACGGGAAATGACACGGCCGTCAGTGGTTGCGCCTTCAACTGCGATACGAAAACGCTTTGCTTTGATTGCTGCCATTAATCAGGCTCCGGTCAGGTGTTGGGTCGGTTCGGGGCCAGTTTCCCCGTCGCCACCCAATCCCTCAACGAATGCCAGCCCGCTGATGCATCAGCAAACAGGGACAGCAGGCGCGCCATTTTCGGCACCGGTAGCCTTGCCGGTATGAACATGACACCGACAACCATCATCAGCGATCCGCGCCGTCAGGCCGCGCTGCTTTACTGGCAGGGTTATTCCGTGCGCCAGATTGCGGAGACGCTCGGACAGAAAACGCCAACCGTGCAGAGCTGGAAGCTGCGCGACGCGTGGGACAACGTCGCGCCCATCAGTCGCGTTGAATCCAGCATGGAAGCCCGGCTGATCCAGCTCATCATGAAAGAGGTAAAGGGGAATGGTGATTACAAAGAGATAGACGCGCTCGGCCGTCAGATTGAGCGCCTTGCCCGCGTTGAGCGCTACCGCAGCAGCGGCAACGAGGCCGACTTAAACCCCAACGTGCGCAACCGCAACAGAGGCGAGCGCCAGCCGGTCGTTAAAAACGAGTTCAGCGACGAGCAGATCGACAAACTCACCGGCGTGTTTATGGAAAACTGCTTTGAATATCAGCTCAACTGGCACCAGGCCGGGCTGACTCACCGTATCCGCAATATCCTGAAGTCGCGCCAGATTGGCGCAACGTTCTACTTTGCCCGCGAGGCGCTGATCGATGCGCTGACTACCGGGCGCAATCAGATTTTTCTTTCGGCCAGCAAGGCGCAGGCGCACGTTTTTAAAAACTATATCCTCGACTTCGCCCGCCAGGCTGATGTTGACCTGAAAGGCGATCCCATCGTCTTGCCGAACGGCGCGCGCCTTATATTCCTCGGCACCAACGTGCGTACCGCGCAGAGCTATACCGGCAACCTGTATCTGGACGAATATTTCTGGATCCCGAAATTCCAGGAGCTGCGCAAAGTCGCCAGCGGCATGTCGCTGCACAAGAAATGGCGCACGACGTACTTTTCCACGCCGTCGGCCCTGTCACACAGCGCTTATCCGTTCTGGTCAGGCGAGCTGTTTAACAAGGGGCGGCGCAGCAAAGATGATCGCATCGAGATAGACCTGTCGCACTCGCACCTGGCGAAAGGCGCGCTGTGCGGCGACGGGCAGTGGCGGCAGATTGTGACGGTTGAGGATGCGCTGACCGGCGGCTGCAACCTGTTCGACATTGATCAGCTGCAGCTTGAATACAGCCCGGCGGAATATCAGAACCTGCTGATGTGTGAGTTTGTAGACGACGCCGCGAGCGTGTTCCCGTTCGCCGAGCTGCAGAGCTGCATGATCGACAGCCTGGAAGAGTGGGAAGACTTCAACCCGTACCTGCCGCACCCGTTTGCATACCGGCCGGTCTGGATCGGCTATGACCCGTCGCACACCGGCGACAGCGCAGGCTGTGCGGTTATCGCACCGCCGCTCGTTGCGGGCGGAAAGTTCCGCGTGCTGGAGCGTCACCAGTGGCGCGGCATGGACTTTGCCGCGCAGGCGAAATCTATCGAGGATTTAACCAAAAAATACACCGTTGAATATATCGGCGTGGACGCCACCGGCATCGGCCAGGGTGTTTTCCAGCTGGTACGCCAGTTTTACCCGGCCGCGCGCGAAATCAAATACTCACCGGAAGTGAAAACCGCAATGGTGCTGAAGGCGAAAGACACCATCAGCAGCGGGAGGCTTGAGTATGACGCAGGGGCAACGGACATCACGCAGTCGTTTATGGCAATCCGTAAAACCATGACGGCCAGTGGCAACCGCTCAACCTACGAGGCGAGCCGCAGCGAAGAAGCCAGCCATGCTGACGTCGCCTGGGCAATCATGCACGCACTGTTAAACGAACCGCTTACCGCAGCCAGCGGCGGCGCTAATCCCTCAATTCTGGAATTTTACTGATGAGCAAACGCAGAGGCCGCAAGGCTCACACCGCCACCGCGCAGCCTGTACAGGCAACCGCACCGCAGCAGCGCGCCGAGGCGTTTACCTTTGGCGATCCGACGCCGGTCATGGATAAGCGAGACATTCTGGATTACGCCGAGTGCATCGGTAACGGGCGCTGGTTTGAGCCGCCGGTCAGCTTTAACGGGCTGGCAAAAAGCCTGCGCGCGGCCGTGCATCACAGCTCACCGATTTACGTAAAGCGTAACATTCTGGCCTCGACCTTTATCCCGCACCCGATGATGAGCCAGCAGGAGTTCAGCAAGTTTGCGCTGGATTATCTGGTTTTCGGTAACGCCTTTGCCGAGCTACGCCGCAATGGCCTGGGTAAGCCGCTGCGCCTTGAAACTACCCCGGCCAAATTCACCCGCAGGGGTGTGAAGGATGGCGTTTACTGGTTTGTGAATGACTGGAAAGAGCCGCATGAATTTTCGGCCGGCAGCGTCTTTCACCTGCTGGAGCCGGATATTAATCAGGAGCTTTACGGCCTGCCGGAATACCTCAGCGCGCTTAATTCAGCCTGGCTGAATGAGGCGGCAACGCTGTTCCGCCGCAAGTATTATCAGAATGGCGCGCACGCCGGTTACATCCTGTATATGACCGACGCGGCGCAGAGCAGCAGCGACGTTGACCGGATGCGCCAGGCTATGCGCGACACGAAAGGGCTGGGTAACTTCCGCAACCTGTTCATGTACGCGCCGAACGGTAAGCCGGACGGGATCAAGATTCTGCCGCTTAGTGAAGTGGCGACGAAAGACGATTTCTTTAACATAAAGAAGGCCAGCCGCGATGATTTATTAAGCGCGCACCGCGTACCACCACAGATGATGGGAATTATTCCGGACAACTCTGGCGGGTTTGGTGATGTGGTGAAGGCGGCGCAGGTGTTTGTACGTAACGAGCTGACACCGCTGCAGGAGAGAATGAAGGAGATTAATGCCTGGATTGGTACTGAGGTAATTACCTTTTCTGCGTATATTCTTTAAGCAGGGCAGCTTTGTGAAAAACGAAGCTGCCCTAAAATTATTTCTTAAAAGTTAATGTGCTATTTTTTTGAAGGCTAATCTGCTCTTTAATTGGAATGCTAAGCTTGTTAGCAATCCATGCCTTGTCTTCATGATTAGTATAATGCATGTGAAGATGCGTTATGACAATTTCTTGCAAAAGCCTTCGCGTCATCAAATTATCTTTAAGGAGTGGCCATAATTTTATTATTTCATCTTTCGGTATTTTTTTTGTGAACTCAAGCTTTATGCTTATTTCTACTAGCTTGCTAATCTCAGTCCCAAAATGTTCAGAAAGCTTTTCATAGTAAGATGTCAGATCTTTGTGTCCAATAGAATACGATATTTTTCTGATGACATTTAATGACATCATGTAACTATATGTCCAATAAAAAAGCCTGGCCTCTTTAGTTATTCTTTCAGTGCTCCAATGCTTTTTATCGGCAATTATTCTTTTTACTTCGTGTATAATCTCTTCTTTTAATTCTTTTGTTATGGCATAATAAAAATCTAGATATCTAAATCCTACAGAGTAAGTTTCAATGCCAAGTTTTTCCAGCTGAGGTATGGGTAGAGATCCTTTCCTATTTCTAATTATCTGTCCAAGTATTTCGACAGCTTTATAAGATCTATTGACATCAATCAAGTCTTTGTTTATTGACTGAACATCTTCCTCCTCCCAGTCTTCTGAATCGAATTCGGATTGTGGAAGAGACCTTTCAGAATATTCAATTTCTCGTTCTTTTTTGTCTTTTTCAGCTAAAGAGTTCTTTCTTTCTCTCTCAACATCTTTACTCTTGTCGATAACAATTTTCGGGATTTCTCCAGCCATCTCGTTTAAGAAGCTTACATCTTCTTTCCCTAACGTGGCTTCTTTCTGATTGCCGAAAATTCCTCTCAAATTATTACAAATACGGTCAATAATGGGCTTGTCTTTTGTGTGGTGCGTCAAAAATATCAGAACGTTAGCGTGTTTCTCTGTGTGAATTTTTTTGCTTAAATCATCAATATGATATAAGGCATCTTCGCTTGACATATCAGCAATTTTTTTAGCCACAAAGAAGTAATAAATGTACTTATATTGAAATGATACTTTTTCGTAGTCTATAGAAATCAACTTAGACCTGACAAGTTTATTTAAAATGTCTTCATGTGATGAAACGTAATAATTTTCAGAGTATTCAGATTTATATTTTTCAAGTTTATCGAGAGATATCTTGGCGTTACCATTAGAAAATATATAGAATGCCAACTCACTTAAATAGTTGAAATAATCGCTCATTTCATCAATTCTAACATTTGCTTTACTGAATGCCTGCACAATAAGTGAATGGTAGCAATGTCCGTATGAGGAAAGAGCAAAACTATTAGGAGTATTTGACTCTAAAATCTGAAGTATCATAAGGAGAAATACTGGCTTGCTTGGCACAATATTCTTCATCAAGATAGAGTCAATGTTTCTTTTAAGGTTGTCATTAATGCTTTGTTGTTCATAAAGACAAACAGATTCTTCTTGCCCAATAGAATTCCATTTTTCTACAAATTCACTTCTTTGAGTGTGCCCAAGGTTTGATATATCATACTTATCAAAATCATCAAAATCTTTTAATAATTGTTCACTGAATCTTATTTTTGAATCTGAGATGACTAATAAGTTAGCATACTCATTCTTTAGGGAGGAGAGTAAAGACCTTTTGTAGCGCTCATTAATAGGAGACTCAGTAATATCATCAATTATTATTATAATTTTATTATCATCTTCAATTAAACTATTTTCATACTGTGAATTATAGCATGAATGAACGACGTTTTTAAAATCACTTGTTTTCTTGAATAACTCTCCTTTTATAAGGATGGGCGTGTAGTTATTCAAATGATAATCCCTAAATAAAATTTTTGCTAAAGTGGATTTCCCGCTTTGCTCTTCCCCGATTATTAACGTTTTCCTATTTATTATATTCTCAATGGCTAATGATTCTTTTGAGTTTCTATATACGTCATAGTCATCGAAGTCATACTTTAATCTTTTTAAATCGGGATATACAAATAGGTCATTAAGCGTCACAATGTCTTTATTGCTATGCTGTATAGTAAAGCCTAGTTCATTTAAATATGATTTAAAATCATGCCTTAATGCATTCGATTTTACAACAACTCCTTGAACTTCTAATTTTTGTGATATAACGTGCGAACTGAGGATATATTCGACAACTTCGGATATAGATTTAGCCACTTCCAGATAAGCTCTATTAACGTTGTCAAAGCTTTTAATAGGCTCAGCTTTCAATGGTACAGCGTTATAGGGGGCTAAATTTGAAGAGCTAAATGTGCAATAGTCTAGAATTATAGGAATAATTCTCATGTCATCTTCTTCTGCCTTTTTTCTTAAAGCAGCATCAACTTCAACCTCTTTACAATAATTTGAGTTTAAGAATTCTTGAGTGACAATAAAAAGAAAAACATCACTTTCAGTTAACTTTTCTTTTATTTTATCGTCAAACTTGTCTCCAGCTAGAAGCTTTTGATCATGCCAGATTTCAGCAGTGTCTTCGACCATCGGCATAAGGAAGCTTAAAATTTTATCTTTTTCGGCTTTATCTTTGCTGCAGTAACTGAGGAAAATTTTAACTTTATATTGCATGATATTCATTCATCTCTAAAAGTAAAAATCAGTAGGAAAAAAATATATATAGCGTAAATTAATACGTCTATTATTAAGTAGGCATTGCTTTTAATATTAGGGTCAAACTCTGAAAAGATTCGTATTGTTAGAAATACGCCAATCACTACTGGTGCGATTTTTTTATAAGCGATGCCAACTATTTTTCTCGGGAAGTTGATATTTTTTTTATAAAACTTTCCTTCGAGAGTAAATATATCTTCGTCAGAAAATATAGAGTTCAGTTTTGATTCTATTTTTGAAACATAACTTAGCTTTCTACTGATAAAATAACATAACTGAAAATACTTAATAAATATGAAAAGTGAAGTGATCCAAAAGAATGTTGAAAGAAGGCTTTTTTCAGGCAGTGTAGAATGAGATGCGCCGCTAATTTTCATTATTATTGCATCTAAAAAAATTCCGTTAGCTAGTTGCACTGTCAATGCACAAATTGACAAAAGAAGCAACAGGAAAAATTTATCACGCTTATCATTCAATTGCTTAAGCGAGTCAGTCATGTTCGCATAGTGGCCGTAAAGTATTTCTTTATCAATATCAATCATTTATTGAAGATTCCTTGTTTTATAAGCGCGAATTGAATGCAGCTATGATGCATAAAATTAATGAAATTAGGAAGTATCTGAAAGAGGAAATTTGATTTTTATTTTTTATTGCTTTTTTAGTTATCTATTACCGCGCGCAATGCTATCCCCGCCACGCCTGCCCGCTTTATGCATCGCTTTTCATGCAGGTGCATGTGTTACCTCTGAACGCGCCAGCACCGGCCTCACACACGCTTAGCGATCCAATTTGGATCATGCGGATTCATGCAAGCATATGCACTTTGATGCAGAAGCAAAAAGCCACCTGAAAGGTGGCTAGTGAACGGTAGGGAAGGGGCAATTAATCATTCAGCCTGGCGGTATATGGCAGCTTCGAAAACAGATGTGTCGATTGTCCCTGCCATGTCGCTGATCATCGACAGTGCCATTTTTAATTCATCTTCTTTGCAGTGTGCGATCAGTGATACGTCAGCAATGAACTGGATGCGTGCAACCGTCTCGCTTATATTATCTATGTCCATCAAATGATTAACTCCTTCTAGTCAAAATATACTGTATGTATAAACAGTATCATGGCGTTTTGGAATCGTAAAGAATCGTGCGGCTCAGATTAGTCCGACTGCCGTTTTATTAATCAGGCACAGGTATGCCGCTTTTTTTCGCAAGAGCATTAAATCTTTTTAAGGGAGCAGGATTCTTGTTCCGTCTATGGAACAGATAGCCGCTTGTACCGCTCCAGTAAGAAAGCTCCCCAACCCTGATTGTATAGCCTTTCATCATGCGCACAGCTTCGCCGTCGGACAGTGTTAACCTGGAGATCTCGAAGAAACTCTTTTTCAACGCCTCCCGTTCTGTGCAATGACTCACTTCAGGTGGGTATCTGTCCGGCTCAGGTTGCTGCTGCGCTGGATTTTCTCTTAATCGCTTAATAATCCTTCTTCGCTCGGCGCGAGTAGGGGGCTTTGTGAAATCGATAGCTGCTTCAGAGCCTGTTGGCTCCGTACAGTTATTGACAGAACTCCGAGAGGACGCGGATGCGTCCTTAAATTCAAAACCCAAATCAACGGCACGTTTCGGGACAATCTTCCACTGCATCAGGCGGGTTAAGATCGGCGTGTCGTCGCCAACTTCGGTTGCGTAAATGCCCTTGATGCGCACAGTTTCCTCTCCGTACTCATTCACGTCTTCGCTTGCCTGATACCAGGTGCGCACGGCCAGCTCGTCACGGCGCACGAACGGCCCGCCCTGCGCGTTAACGTATCCGGCCCAGTCGCCTGCGTCGGCTGCATCATGCGCTGCCGCAAACTCGACGCTAAGTCCGTGTGCGGTTTCGCTGTCAGCCATGCGGCGCAGTTCGCGGTAAACCGTGACCGGCGCGCCGCCCACAAACTGGAATTGACGGATATGCCAGCGTGCCGCCCAGGCAGAAACGGCCGAGGCGGTTTCCTTAAGGTCTTTGCCGCTTTCGTCGTCAGTCTCGCCGTCCAGCGCGTAGCCATCGATATTTTTGGAAATGTATTTAGCAACGTAACCCGTCGCGCTGCCTTTCTCCGGGTCAATAGCCTCGGCGTGAAAACGGGCCTTACGGGCCTTTTCGGTTGTCAGTTCGCTGCCGTCTTCCTGCCAGGCGTAGTCGCGCATGATCTCGCGCACGCGCTCAGCCTGCTCCGGGCGCATAAACATGAGCATGTGCCAGTGCGGGGTCGCATCATGATGAGGCTCAGCAACGCGGATCCCGAAGATGCGGATTTCTTCTCGGTGCAGCTTGGCGCGGATTTTCTGCCAGACGCTGCAGAGATAACGCTGTGTCTCGGCCGGGCTGGCACCGTTCCATTTGCGATTTCGATGCCCGGTTTTGATTGTGGCGTGATAGCGAGCCGGGGCGGTGAGGGTGTAAAACTCACCGATAAAGCCCATTTCGGTGCAGATGTTTTCGAAACCGCGAATGCGGGTCATCAGCTCGCAGCGACGGATCGCCGGGTTAGCTACGCTGCCGTCGTACTTCTCGATCAGGCTGATGCGGTTGCCTTCCTCGTCTTCAAGCTCCATTCCCTTAAGAAATTCACGGGTGCGGCGCTTCTGTTCGCGCCACTCTGAAACGGTCATGCTGCTGGCATAGGGTGTATGCTTTTTGCTGACGTTTGCCAGTGCGATTTGGAGATGTTCACGCCAGGATGCGGCGACTCGACGCAGCCTGCCTTTCCACCATTTATCAGTCTGCATACGCAGGATTGCTGGAGTAACTTCCTCCGGGTCAAAAAGGCGTGACGTGACCTTTTCCCACAGTGGAGGCGTCTGGCTCAGCTCGCGGGTTATGGTGGCGGCGGTCATGTAAAGACGGTGAGTGTATTTGTAATCTGACTCGTCGCTAGCCTGCGCGTGTGCCTGTAACAACTCGGCGAGGATGAAATTAGCAACATCCCCAGCCAGTAGTTCGACGTCGGCGCGCGCCATGTCAGGCAGTCGGTTGAAGCGGCGCATTAGATTGAAAAGCTGACCACCTGCTAGAGCCGTGTTGTCACGCTCAGTTGCGTTACCCCCGAGTAAATTTAACGTGCTCCCCTTCATTACGCCGACACGATATTGAGCGTTAACGGTTTCAACGCGTGGCAATGTGCGCTCAACAAATGTCTTTGTTAAGTACGCATTGGCGCGGGCTGTTCCGTGTGTCTTTTCCAGATCACTGACGCGGCGTTTAACGTCGAGCTGTATCAGGGTCGGCTGCTTTTCAAGTAGCTCCTGCGCACGCACTAAAGCCGCAATCATCTGACTGCGGCTGCGCATTTCCTCATAGGTGGGATAGGGGCTGGCGATGGCTTCCCGTGGAGCATTCCACGGGTAAGCAAATTCCTCATGCATCAGGTATTACCCTGCCGGTGTTTATTGCGATGTTCTTCAATTTCCTGGCAGGAAACACAGCGAGTTACACCCAGATACGCGCGGCGGCGCTTTTCAGGAATTGGGGCATCACAGTCTTCACAAAATGAGGCGCTTATAGCAGGTGCGCGATTGACGATATTGGCGATGTTGCGAGCCAGCATTTCATCGGTGCGCTGCTGTACGATGTCCATTGAGTCAGCCATTAGTGCGCCTCCTCAATCTGTGCCTGGATTTTTTCTGCTTCCTGATTAAGTAGCTCGGCAGCTTCGACATGTGTTAATTCTTCCCGGCGAATTTTCGAGGCCAGAATGTTAAGGCGGGATATCATGAGGTCAGCACGACCGCGTCGTTCTTCGCGACGTGCATCATTCAGCATCATATCGAGTTCGATATAGGAACCAGGCTTAGTGGTACCAGATAATTTATTCAGCATGTGATTTTCCTTTCTTCAGGCAAAGTGAATCCCGGCGGGTTTACGCCAATTAATTGCTTTAGTTATTTAGTTTGAAAGAGTCATTCGTTTGGGAAACAAACTCACAACAGCTTTCAGGTGGTTCATTGCGCGAATCAGTGCGTTTCTTTCATGAGTAGTGAGATCAGTAAAATCGGCTGAGTGCCGGTCTTTACCGATGTTTGCCAGAAAGAAAATGGCACTTAAAGCACGCTTGTTATCCTGATAATTGCTGTCAGTAACATCGCGCATTTCAGCAATAAAACGGGCTACATCTTTTTCGCAATTACTGCCCATCAGTTGAGCCCGAAGCAGAGCAACATGATTCAGCGCGGCAACACGTTGACCGGCTGTCAGTTCGACCAGCATGGAATCGCCTTCGATAGCCATGATTTGCTCCTCTTGGGTAATGCCTGTGCTTTGACTTCTAAAGCTGACGGCGTTACTGGATTCCAGCGCTTACCGTTTTCTCCCATGATCCAGCCGTGTCCGTAAGACATAGATGGGCTTTGACGTTTTAGCCTTGCAGCCATTGAGATCATGATTGCCCCTCAACTCATACCAAATGATGCACCGATGCCGCTGATAGCATCGACGGTTGAGGACAGTGCCGGGTTAGCCTGAATACGCGCCTGTACCGCAATTGCGGCCAGCGTTAAACAGCGAATACCGCTATTAACATTTTGCAGCAGGCCGCGTTTACAGTTGGCTGTCATAGGCTCTTTAGAGGTTGCGCCTGCTGCTAATTGGCCCACTTCTGCAGTAGCTTTCATGACATAAAGGGGAAATTTCTCATCAGCGACTTCGTTTACCGGCACACAGGGGAGGCACTGGATTTGCGCCAGCAGGCCATCAACTAACGTTGCATCTTCAGTGACATCAGTAAGGGCTAAAACTTCTAAGACGGTAAGCTGATGTGGCTGGTCTGGATTCAGCTTATTACGCAGCGTTTGCGCACGCATACCGGACTGCTTAGCGACGTCCTCCATGTTGTGAATTAACGCGAATTTACGACAGGCATCGTCGTAATGAGTATGGGTAGAAACCATGAAATCAAACATGCTCTGATCCTTCTTAACTTGCAAAATCAAGTTATGGTTTGATGTAGCGGCATTTGATCGCCTGCTGGCGGTTTTTTTCACGCCATGCAGCAACATTGATAAGCGGATTACCATGTTTGGTCATGGTGGTTTCTACCACTTCGCCGGTCTTACGATTGGTGCGGTTCTGCGTGTAGGTAAAAGAGGGGGTCGGAACGAGTAGTACAACGCCGTTAGCAATCCATTTCTCCAGCACTGAAAGGCTGATGCGGTTTGCTGCAGCAAAATCTTGCTTAGACATTGTCGGGGATGTTGCCAGCGTGACAGCTTTGTTTACAGCGTCGTTTACTGCTTCGCTGATAGCTGGCATCAAAATCGCTGCGACATTGGCAATAAAATCTTGAGATTGCACTAAGTCAAATGCGTTTTCACTAATTGCATTTTCAGTTTGCATAACGCAAAATCTCCTGTTTGTTAGCGTGTTCTATGATGTTGCATGTGGTGTGCATACACACTAGATCACATTTGTGCTCATTTAAAATACTTTTGTGGTTGATTCTGTATGTCTGACTTACAGTCAAATGCTTATGAAGTGATTGAGAGGTTGCTCGCAGCTTATGGGGTGACTACACAACGGGCCTTGGCAGAATCGCTAAATGTACCTTCAAATAATGTTAGCGCTTGGTCTCAACGTAATAGTGTTCCGGGTAGTGCAATAATAAAGTGCGCTCTAGACACTGGTGCAGATCTGCGTTGGCTTGTGAAAGGTGAGCTTGCAAAAGCAAATTTTGACAGATCTAAAAACCTTCCTCATGGAAAAGCGCTTTTAGATGAAATCATTTCTAATGGTGGTAAGTCTGTGTTACGGCGCATCATGGATGCCTATGGTTTTACATTGCAAAAACAGCTTTGCGAATTGTTAGATATTTCATCGGGTACGGTTAGTACGTGGATTCGTAGAAATCATTTTCCGGGTGAAGTAGTTGTCACTTGTGCCCTTGAAACTGGTGTTTCATTGGAGTGGCTTGCAACGGGTAAAGGAATGTCAAATGGAACAGACATGGAAAACTTTTCTCAAAAAAAACAATTCTGTAAGATAGAGAAAAATAAGCTTTCAGCTGGGAAGTTAATTAAGGATGGTTTTTATTATTTTGACAATTCTTTCATATCAAAAGATGTTATTAGCCCTGTTTTTATCATGTCAGCTTCAAAATCATGGTTAGTGGATTTTGATAAAAGAAACATTAGTAATGGTAGGTGGGTTATTGATATAGACGGAAACGTAGATGTCTATGATATTGCAAGAATTCCAGGTAACAAAATTAACATTGTGGGCAACGGATCAGCGTTTGAATGCAATGTTGAGGAGGTAGCCCCTCTGGGGGTAGTGGTACTAACGTTAGAAAATAATATATAGATATATAAGGATATAATTATGAAAAAGTTTTTAAAGTGGATATTCTATGTTTTTGTTGGGCTAATGGTGATTGGTTATTTTGCAGGAAGAAATGATGATACAAAAACGTCATCGAGTACTTCTCAAGCAAGTCAGTCCTCATCAGCTAATGCATCCGAGAATGCTGAAGAAAGCCCTACACAAAAACCTATTTATCAGACGACAGCTCGTAAATTATTCAATGATTATGAAGAAAATGAAGTCGCAGTTGATGAACAGTTGAAAGGTAAAGTTGTTGCTATGACTGGCATTGTACAGTCTATCGACAAAGATTTTACAGATTCAATTATTATCAGCTTGAAGACTGATAATGAATTTATGCCCGCACGACTTAAAATGAAGGACTCGCAAAAAGCTGCTGCAATAGCTTTAAAAAAAGGCAAGCAGGTAGTGATCGTGTGTGAAAATATGTCTCGCATTATCGGAGCACCTTCAGGTCGAAACTGCTCATTTAACTAATATAGATAGGCGCTAATTATTTTAATGGCGCCTATTTTTTTATTTATATAAAATTAACATGGAGTAGTTATGTCCGAAGGTAGCGGGACTAAAAGAGCTTTAACTAAAATGATTGAGTTTTACAAAAAACTCGATACACGACAAAGGTTATATTGCAACTTATTTTTTTTCTCCGTTATATTTATAATTGGATGTGTTTTTTTTGATGCTGAGCAAAGGAGAGTTTTTTTAATACTAATTGTCCTTTACTGGACTTCGACTGTAGTGTTCGAAACATTGAGTATATACAAAAAAATATGCAACTATACTTTAGGTAAAGCTTTACTGTTAATTGGGTTTACTCTGTGCACAAATATTTCATTAGCTATTGCTGGGGTTATAATAAATGATGTTACAACTGTAGCCCCCACAAACTTCCCTCATGCATTAATATTGGTTTCTATAGCGATAATACCATTTATAATGGCGATTATAATGCTGGTTATATACTTTGCATTGTTTATCACTCTTCCCATATGGGGGGTTGTCATTTTTGTTTATGATAATAAATTAAAGAAAATTCTACTTCCCGGTTATGAGCCTCAGGATGGAGTGTTTCTATATAAGACAACAAAACTGATTCAGGTTTTATCAATAGGTTGCTACTGTGTCTTTTTCCATTCACTCTTTAACAGCATTCTTGATGATTATACCAAGTTCTTATATTCGAAAGCGCAGTCATTTATTTACACTTTTGAAATGTATGGTAAGTCACCATGCATCGGACTGCCCTCAGGTAAAGTTGCATTTATAAACGATGACAATGTTCTGATTGCTCACAAAAAAGGTGAGGATATGAGCTTCATAACTCATACTTGTGAATATAAAAAATAAGTTTAGCTCCTATCCAAGGCTACGGCGGCAGTCTTGCTAAAGGCTGCAGCCATTTTATCGCCACATTCATAGCTAACCTATTAATAAATAAGGAATATTAAAGTATTCGGTCTTTTTCTGTCAGATGCCGCCCATCAGTTAATGATTTTCAATCAATAACTTAGTCTTTTTCCGTTGTGTTCTTCTCCACTCTTCTGCAAGACGCCATTCCATTATGTCATTGCCATTTTTCCTATTCATATAAGTTACAACCCTGCTTTATTTCCTCTCTATGAAAGGGACACCGTGGCGATAATCTGCCACCTGTTTTACTCATGGTTGAAGCCCTGCCAGGAGCATCAGGTATAGGCTGTGCAGCCCGTGCGAGAGAAGTTTGCTGAGTGAACGGCGTTGCAGTACTCGGTAATGACCGCTCTACTATCCTGTGGCACTCTATTAAGTCACATGAAAATGAGGGAACGATAATGAATGCAGGGAATGCAATCACAGAACCTGGCAGATATTACACATTTCAGTCACCACTATCGGGCAACGTATTTTTTGAATTGAGACCACGTGTGCTGCCACGAAACGCACAGCCGGTGCTGGATGAGTCCAGCGGCATGTGCATTGGTTATTCTGTGGCTCAGGCTCCCGGTCTGTGGCAGATATACGATGTGCAGGGGCATTTTGTTCGACTTGAAGAGGCACCTCTCGAAACGCCACTGATTGATCCTACAGACATAGCGCTTCTTGCGTTTGGTGTATTTCGAATTTTCCGCGCTGGCCGCGCATTATTGGAGGCTGGTACACGAGCTGCTATAAGTGCCAGACTCAGCCAGGCAACAATAATGTTCCTGCGTGCCAGGTTAAAAACGGGTTTATCGGCGTGTAACCTGAAAATGACCGAAACAGCGGCGAGGCACATGTATGAGCCGGGTCGCTATGTTCCGTTACATATTCAGGAAAGAGCTATCCGCTATGGCAGACGCATGGCCGATCCTCGCAACGGAGAGGGTATGTATCGTTATGAAACGGAAATGTATAAATACACCGTAAGAAAAATATCACTGAGTATAAGAAGTACACTCTTGAGGTTGTGGTAAGGGTATCAGATTGGACGATAACTCATTTTAAGTATTTTTGATTAACCGACAGGAACGTACATATGTTTGATATCAGAGATGAAGAATTCGTTTTTGCGGTGTCGCCTTTTGAACGGGTTGTCGATAACGAAGCCGATCCTGTTAACCATCACTGGGATTGGATACAGTCCTGGATAGAATTCTCGGTAAGCGGCCTGAAGGTGGCGTTTAAGACTGAGTTCACCGTTGGAGAGTTGAAAATGTTGAAAAAAGAATTTTCAGCTTTTCATCAGGCGATAATTGCTCAGCAAAAGTTAAAGTCGTTTAAATATCAAAGCGATATTCATCAGCTTGATATGATACTGACAAATGAAAATACTATTGATAGCGTAACGATTGATTTTATCCTTCGACCGGAGCCTCATGCCGACAGCGTTCAGGTTAAAGGCAGCTTTGGCCTTGATGAAAGCTATTTCCCCGAGATTCTGAAGAGGCTGGATGAAATGATTCAATGGCAGAATTAAACATTTAGCCATTGAAAAGTTTTAACTGAAAGCTTTGGGCATAAAATGGGTCTTTATTCAGGTTTTTCCGTCCATGCAATATTTGATGCGGCAGTATCAGCACCTGTACTGCCAGGCAGGGGAAAATTGCTGATGCTCTATATGAGATTCTGAATAAATGAAGCGTGCTATTTTATGGCTGATTCAGTCATTTTTCTATTTAGTTCCTGCTGCAGTTATTGTGGCTGGCGTGTATATCTTCATCTGCTTTGTTCCGCAGTATGCAGCACTTCTTAGTTTTGCATGGGTTATTGTAGTTTCTTATGTGTATATTAAATTTAACCGATGGTGTTGATAAAATCCTGACATATTAGTGAGCTTAAAATTTGGGTTGAAAAGCGAACGCAAAATAACCCTATTAGCTTAAGGTGCCCGGTCTCCATCCCAAAAACCCACTCCACTCTGCAACAACAGAAACAACCCTGCCAGCCTCGCACCCAAAGCTTACCTGTCATCTTGTCATCACCGCGGTTTGGCTTATCCTTAAAGCTTCAATCAAAAGGAGCATCGTTTATGAAAGCGGCAATTGCTAACAGTGAACACAAGGTTGAAGTGGTTGAGAAGACGCTGCGTCCTCTCAAAACGGGCGAAGCACGGCTCAGGATGGAATGCTGTGGCGTATGCCATACCGATCTGCATGTGAAGAACGGGGATTTCGGTGATAAAACCGGCGTGACGCTGGGTCATGAAGGTATCGGTATTGTTGAGGAAGTCGCGCCAGATGTGACCTCACTTAAGCCAGGCGATCGTGCCAGCGTGGCATGGTTCTTTAAGGGCTGCGGTCACTGCCAATACTGCAACTCCGGTAACGAAACGCTCTGCAGAGAGGTCGTTAATGCCGGTTATACCGTCGATGGCGGTATGGCTGAAGAGTGTATCGTCGTTGCAGACTATTCGGTCAAAGTCCCCGACGGGCTTGATCCTTACGCCGCCAGTAGTGTCACCTGCGCCGGTGTCACCACCTATAAAGCGGTGAAAGTGTCCGAGGTAAAACCGGGTCAGTGGCTGGCGATTTACGGTCTTGGCGGGCTGGGAAACCTTGCTCTGCAATATGCGAAAAACGTCTTTAACGCCAAAGTGATCGCGGTTGATGTGAGCGATGGGCAACTGGCACTGGCGAAAGAGATGGGTGCCGACCTGGTCGTAAACTCGTCCAGCGAAGATGCGGCTCGCTTTATTCAGGAGCAAACCGGTGGGGCGCATGCGGCTGTGGTAACGGCGGTTGCCAAAGCAGCGTTTAACTCTGCTGTCGATGCGGTCAGGGCCGGTGGTCGGGTGGTGGCTGTCGGACTGCCGCCGGAAGCGATGAGCCTGAATATTCCACGTCTGGTGCTCGATGGCATTCAGGTAGTAGGATCGCTGGTCGGGACGCGTAACGATCTGGCGGAAGCTTTCCAGTTTGCGGCAGAAGGGAAGGTGGTGCCGAAGGTGACCAAAAGGAAGATTGGTGAGGTCAATGCCATCTTCGATGAGATGATTC